ACCGGCGCGTGGCCGAGCATCACCCTCGCGTCAGAACTCGGCATTCCGGCGGATCGTGTCTTTTCGGATTGGACCATCATCAACAGGCCGGTGCAATTCATCCTCGGCGATGTCCAGCTCTGGGTCGTTCTGGTGTTCACGGCCGCGCTGATCTACTGGGTGACCGACTGGACCAGCGAGCAGTTGGGCCGCCGCCTCGCCAAGAGCGCGCCGCCCGGCCACCCGCAGGAGCCCGAGCTCGCGGATAGCGGCAAGTCAGTCTGAGCCCTGTTCCCTCCCGGCTGCAAAATGCTTCGCCAAGGCGTCGAGGCCGCGCTTGAGGTCGGGGAGCGCGCCGCGCGGGCATTGCTCGCCATGCACCGCCACGCGCGCGACCGCGCGGGCGGCCCGCTGCCCGGCTTCGATCACGGCCGCGAAGGCCGCATCGTAGCGCTCCTTGCGCCGCCGGCATTCGCAGAGGTCTCCCGGATCGCGTCCGCATTTGAGATCGCCCGGGCAATCGTAGCCGCGGCCGGCGCCCGACGTGGCGCGCGGCGTCTCGATGACGGCGCGGTATTTGCCGACCACGACCGCGTAGCGCATGCCGGCCAGATATTGCGCGTCCGTGAGCACGCCGAGCAGATTGAGGCAGCCGAATGGGCTGGCCGCCCGCTGGTCCATGCGCTTCTCCTCGGGCAGCCATACCCGGTGGGGCTGCAAGGTGGCGAGGCTTCGCACATCGAAATGCGGGCGCACCAGTTCGCCGCCCGGATGCCGGAGCCCGATCTTGCGCTTGCGTCCGCTGCGTGCCATGGCGGTTAATCTCCGGTTTCCGGGCTCGATGGCGCGTTCGGCGCACACGCGGCCGCGTCGGCGCTGCCGGCGAGCGTGCGGCGTGCGAACAGGGCATCGAGCTCCTGCCGCGACCATTGATTCGCGGGCTTCCCCGGGGCGCCTGCGCGCTCGTTTGAAGCGCCGCCCTTGTCGAAGGGCTCCGGCGGACCGGCCGGAATGAAGCTCTGCTCCGGCGCGACGCCGTTCTCGGCGGAAGCGGAAGAAGAAATGAATCTATGATTGTGATTGGTTCGCGGTTGCTTGCGTTCCGCTTGGGCGCGCGCTTCCAGCAGCAGATAGGCGCCGTGCTGGAGCGTGTTGAGATCGCGCGTGTCGCGCAGATAGTCCCCGACATCGAGCGGCATCCCGGCACGGCCCATGGTGCTTCCTCGAGGTTCTCGGATTGGTCTCAGGCGGCGCGTTCAATGCCGCCAGGAAGGCGCGAAGGCTCTGCCTCGCGGCGTGCTTCGCTCTCGCCGCTGTCGGGCCGATACGCGATGAGGCAATGGCCGACGCAATAGGGATAGCGCTTGAAGGGCGCGGCGCCGCAGAAGGCGAAATCCGCCTCGCCCGGATCGCCCACCGGCCAGCGGCAGGTTGCGGCGCTGAGATCAAGCAGCCCGCAGGCCGGCCCGAAGGCCTTGCCGGCATGCCGGTGCACGGTTCGGGTGTCGGGCTCGCCGAAGAACGCATCGAGGCCGAGCGCGTAGAACGCAGCCATCAGCGGGCTCGGGTCGCGCCTGCCGGCGCGCCGGGATCTCACCGCGGGACGCGGCGCGGGCGGGCGCCTGCGCGCCTTTTCCGTGCGCGAATGACGCTGCTTGAACGCGGGCTGCTTCAATTTGAGCCGATGCACCTTGCCGAGCACCGCGCAGCGCGAGACGCCGGGGCCCAATTCCTCTGCGATGGTGTTGGCGCTCGCACCCTCCGCCCATCGGCGCCGCAGCAGCGCGATGCGCGCCTCGCTCCAGTCGGAGCGCGCCGGGCCGAACGCGACCCGCGCCGCAAGTAAAGCCTGCCGATCCACTGCGTCCTGCGCCATCGCGTCACCTCGCTTGCCTCCCTGCTCAAAGAACGTGGCGCGGCTCACCGGCCTGAACGACCGGGAGCCGCGCCGGTCCGTCGCTGCGCCGGGGAGGGAGCGGCGCGACGGACAACTCGAAATGATCGTGATGGATTGCTCTCATGAGGCGCGTCCCTGCGATGGGCGCGCGGGCGGCGCAGTCCGCTCGTCGATGCTCGGCACGTCCTGCGGCCGCGCCCACAGATCGGGCCGCAGCGCCGAGGCCGGCACCGCCCCGCCGGTGAAGCGGTGCACCGCCAACGCCATCTCGGGGGAAACCGAGCCGCGGCGCTTGGCCTTGTTGATCGCGACCTGCGAGTAGCCGGTCGCCGCTGCGAGCTTGCATTGCGAGCCGGCGATGCGGATGGCGCGTTCGAAGGCGGCGTTGGCGTCCATAACCGTAAAATAACATAAGTTATATTACAGTCAAGTCCTATTGTGGCAACTATGCACTTGGCATAGTTATCGATTGAATTTATTGGACAATTCGACAGGCCGGCGCTAGAGTGAAAATAACGTGAGTTATCGATGAGTCATGAAGCCAAATCGTTTGAGCCAGAGGTCACGCCCGAGATGATCGAGGTGGGCGAGGGCGTTATTTTCGCTTTCGGCGTGAGGCCGGACCTTTCGACCGCCGGCTGGGCCGCCTCTCTGGCAAAGAAGGTCTATCAGGCCATGGAAGAGGCGGCGCCGACCATGCGAATTCGATCGCAAGCGCATAATCCCGAAGAATAAGAATTCGATCCCTAGCGTATCGGGATTCCACAAGTAGGTCTCGCTTGTTCTGTTCGATCTTCAGCGCCCTTGGATTTGTAAACCCGGTTTCAGGCACTATTACACGCCGCTGCAACTCGAAAATGTTGGTGACTGAAAGTAAATCGCTAGCACTTAGGATATCTCCAACGTAGGAGGACTTGAGTGGCGTGTGCGCAAAGTCGTCGCGCCAGCTTTCGAGCTTATTTGCGGCATCCAATATCCAAGTGATTTCTTGGACGAGTTTTGGACGGCCTTTGGTAATAGAACCATCCAGGTTCGCCATGCTTGGTCCGACCTCCGGAGAATTGGCAATTGCCGACCGAAGTAATTGTCTTTTGCCGTGGTCGTTTCGTGTAGCGTGCCAAATGGCTAGTGACCGCTTCCAGTGAACTGTCCCTAGGGCCGCGACAAAAAGGGTTGATAACTGCTCATGGAGATCGTTCCATGCCAGCAGCAGGCTTCCGATTGATTTTGTATACGGCTCAAAATGAGGCTCCGTGAATCGGTGCCTAGGTATGGGCGCTGAGTAGGCTTTAAACCATACGGCTAGGCTCTTACGTCTTTTCATGTTAGTGATGCCGGATGGCGACTAAAAAGAGTCCCGAATCATATTCAGACGAAGAAACCGCGCGGCGCCGCGATGACGCCCTACGAGTGGCGCTGAATACGCCCCCCAAGCCGCACAATCCTATCGGAAAACGAAAGGCGAGTCCTAAGCCCCGGAAGCCTTCCGCTTCTTCCGCGAAGCCCTAGCCTTTTGCTTGATTGTCAGGGGATTAGTGAGGTCCCCGGTACGTGAGACGCTTGCCTTCCGCACCCTTGACGGCAAGCGCGGCACGTTCCCCATCGGTGATCTTGCGGGTGTTCCACTTGAAATCCCATTCGACGAGGTAGCGGTGTAAATGGGCTTCGCTGACTGAATGGTGCGTGCCGTAGACCGCGCGCTTCATGAGGGCAAAGCGGCTCTCGGCCGTGTTGATATGCCAGCCTGCCCTCACGTATTCGCCATCGGAATGGTTGACTGAGCCATGAAGGGCAAACTCGCCGCCCACGGTCATGTACTGAGGACCTTCATCCGTCATCAGGAATGACTTGCGGTCAACCGTCTTTACAATCGCTTCGCGCAAGGTCTTGGCCTTGATGTTGGCGACATGAAATGAACGGCTTTGGCCGTCGCGCTCGACCAGCGTAAGTACAGCCTCTTTCTTCGGAGGCGTCTTGCGATAGGCGCGGTTCTTGGCTTTGCCGCCGATGAAGGTCTCGTCCGCCTCAACAACCTTGTTCTTGCCGCCGATCGGCTCCGGCTTGGCCGGCTTCATGGCTTCGCGGATGCGATGGCACATGAACCATGCCGACCGATAGGAGCCAAGGCCGAGCATCCGCTGGAGCTGTAGGGCGCTCATGCCCTTCTTGCTCGCGGCCATCAGATGGAAGGCCAGAACCCACTTGGCGAGCGGGATATGGGATGACTCAAAAATCGAGCCGACCATAACCGTAAATGCCTGAAGGCATGAGTTGCACTGGAACAAGCCGGGACGATGGGACTTGCCCCGTAATCGGCAAATGTTATCGACCTCGCCGCAATGCGGACAGAACGGACCGTTGGGCCAGCGCTGGGCCTCCAGGTGCTCGCGGGCCTTGTTTTCGTCGTGAAAAATAGGGTTCGTCAGATCGAGGTTCATGGCGTCAGCCCCTTTTGCTGGAGCCAATATCCCACCGAATTATAACTATGTCAAGTGCATAGTTGCCGAAGGTCTCGTCTGTTCCAAATTGACCACCCGCCCCGTGATATAAGCGAATCAGCCGCCGTGTTGTTCCCTCGCGTAGCGGCCGATGTGCGCGGCTCCGTGCTGTGTCCAGCACCTCAAGCCCCCCAGCCCCCCGGATGCTGAGACGGGCGCGGGGCCGCGTCGCAAATTCAGAGTTGCGCCTTCCTGTGGCGGTGCGCGCCGGGTAGCGCGCGGCATGTCCAACGTCCGCCGTCCGCCCCCAACGCCGCCACAGGGGCGCATCCTCTGAATCAGGATTCTCGATCATCGTTCTTGGTGGTACACCTCGATTCGCGGCCTTGAGCCGCGGCAACGAGGGAACCACCATGGCGACACGAAAAACGACACGTAAGCCGGCGCGCCGCAAGACGGCATCACGCGCGGCGACCAGGGCGACCGCCACCAAGCGCCGGACCCCGGAAGCGCAACGAGCGCACGCCAACAAGCTCCAGCGGGCGCGACGGGCAAAAGACCAGGACGCTGCTCTATGAGGGCTGGAAGGTCCGGCCGGATAGCGAGGGCGATCCGCGGTTTCAATTCATCAGCGGACCGGGAAGTTCCAGTCCGCAAAGGCCATGACCAACGAGCCCTACCACCGCTACCGCCTCTTTCCGGCCTACAAGGCCAACCGCATCTATGCGCCGGCGCGCCGCCCGCGCCAGGTCGAGAAGCGCGCGCTGCCAGCGCCGAACCCCGAGCTGCGGTTCATCTTCCGCCTGCCCGACGATCTCGGATTCGCGGTCGCGCCCGGCCCGACCAAGATCATCGGGGTCACGGTGACGATCGCCGACCAGGTCGAGGTCATCGGCCACGGCCGCGACTGGCTCTTTGCCCAGGCCGCCGCCTTCATCCGATCGATCGCCAAGAGCTACGGGCCCCGCGCCATCACCGGCGTGCTGTCCTGCCCGGCGATGCCTGGCACCACCGTCTCCGGCCCGATGCGCCCCGCCATCTCCGAAACCTACACGGTCGAGATCGTGTCGGGCGATCCGGTCGTGATCATCTCCAAGGTCGCGATGCGGCCTTTGGTTTTCGCAGGGAGGAAGTGATGGGACACAAGTGCGATCGGCCACGCCGAGCCCCAACCAAGCGAGCGACTTTCAGGGCGCGCTCGCGCGGCCGCGGCTACGATGTGATCAACCCGAACAAGGTGCTGGAGAAGATGGCGGAGGTTCGCGCCCGGCCGTCGCCCAGCCTTCTCGCTCGGCTCTCGATGATGCAGCAGCACCACCCCGTCTTCCGGACCTACTACGTCCACAAAAGCATGGCCGACGGCTCGCTCTATTGGTCGAGCGACGATCGCACGGCAGAACGCTTCGGGACCGCGCAGGAAGCCCTCGCCTTCGCCCGCACCCACCTGGACGGCGGCATTCGGGTCGCCGAGCACCGCCTCTGGAATGGATGTGATGGGCCGCCACCGCCTTGACCTGACCGCGGCCGAGCTGGCCGATCGGAAGGATCGCAATCGCGTCTACATGCGCAATTACATGCGGACTTACGGCAGGACCGTCCGGTACACGCCCAAAGCCGTCCGGCCGTCGCCCGCCGCGATCGCTGAGGCGAAACGCGCCCACGCGCTCGGTCACCAATCCACCGTCGCCGCGCTGATGGGCGACCCATTACCGGGACGCTCGGCACTCGATCGACGGTCACAGGCAAAATGAAACCCGCGATCAAGGAGCCCTGGCAGGCCGAGATCGCCTACCGCGACCACAACCAGGCCCGCTGCTGCATCAGCTACCTAGCCAACAAGCTCTATCCGGAGCTGCCGATGGCACGAGATCGCGAGGCAGCGCTGCGGGCGGACGGTGGCGAGATCATCGCGCGGCTGGAAACGGCCCTCGCCAACGAGGTTAAATCCCTCTCCGCCGCCATCGACGAGTATGAGAAACGGGCACAATGAAACCATGGCTTCTGATCCCGCTGGCGGTTCTTTTATCGGCCTGCAGCGAAAACTCGCCGGCCTCCCACAAAGCGGATCGCTCGACCCCGCCCGCAGGCTCATCGGCAAGCTTCGCCCAGCGGTTCGCGGCGATGCAGTGGGGTTATTATCTCCCCCGCCAGCAGGTTCCCTCGCTGCGAGCCAGTCTCGCCAGCTTGCCGCGGCCGAGACCGTCCACGTCATCGCCCAGGTCGAGCGTGTGCTCGATGCCGAGGTCGCAGCCCAAAACCGCGCCGCTGCCGCTCCTGCCGCCGCGGCCACACCCAAAGGGAAACCCATGAGCAACATCACGGGCGCCTCGCAGCTCGGACAGAGCGCGAATGCACGCATCGCCGCCGCCAAGGCCAAGATCGAGGCCGCCAACGAGAAGATGGATGGCGCCTTCAAGAATCTCGACACCGCCACCGCCTCCATCGAGGACGTGGCCAAGAAGGTCGAGCAGGAGGCCGCGGACCTGACGTCGGCCACGGCGCAGCTCACCAACGGCGGGTGACCGCCTGGTGCCCGAAGTTGATCCTGACGATGAGCCCGATTCTCCCGATGACTGGTGGAGCGAGGGCGACGAGACGGCCGGCGATGAGAACGGGTTCGAAGACCCGGATGAGTTCTGATGCCACGCGGCGGTAAACGCCTCGGGGCCGGCCGCAAGCCCGCCAACCGCAAGCCCGGCGCCGCCACCACCAAGACCCGCGCCATCGCCAATGCGATCGCAGCCGACGGCGGCAAGATGCCGCTCGAGGTGATGATCGCGAACATGCGGCACTACCAGGCCGAAGCCGAGAAGGCGGAAAAGACGCTGGCCGAGATGCGCCCCAAGCCGGGCGATCAGGACGCGATCGAATTGATCAAGGCGGCCGTGAAACACGCGGTCGGGATGCGCGAGCTGGCTAACGTCACGGCCGATAGATGCTCCCGCTTCATCCACCCCATTTTGTCGCCGGTCGACGGCAAGCCGCGCGACGCGGAATTCGTGCCGCTCGCCGATCGGCTCAAGGGATACGCCACCCGCGATGCCATTGCGGGATCTGGCGGGAAGGTCGTGGAGCTCAAACGGAAGGGAAAGCGCTGATGTTCGCGACCATTATCCTTACCGTGATCCTGATCATGGGCCCTGGGCAACCGGACGTGTCGCAGGAGCGGGAAATGTCGTCCGCGCGCGAGTGCGCCGATGCGGTCGCGGCCTGGATCGAGCAAGACGCGCGCTCCGTGGGTGCCATCGCATTGGATGCGGGCTGCACCAGCACGCCCAAGCCGAGCCGCGATGGCTGAGCCGCCGCCCGAGGTCCGCGCCATCCTCAAATCGTGGATCGCGCAGCAGCGCGAGAAATACGGCCCGGACTGGAAGGAAATCCTCGCCGCTGAAATGGCGGCAAAGACCGAGCCGGTCATCTCGGCCATGCTCAAGTTGACCAGGCGCGCATGACGCTCCCCACCGCGGTCGACGCCTACGACAAGACCGACCAGCTATTCCGCGACGACCTGGAGCACTACTGCGCCAAGCTGGTGCAGATTCAGGACAAGGGCGGCAAATTGCGCCCCTTCATCTGGAACGAGCCGCAGCGCCGGCTCCATAAGAAGATCGAGAAGCAGCTGGATTCCCGCGGCCTGGTGCGCGCCATCGTGCTCAAGGCGCGGCGCATGGGCATCTCGACCTATGTCGGGGCGCGGTTCTACCACCGCACCACGCTCTGGCTTGGTCGGCGCACCTTCATCCTCACGCACGAGGACAAGGCGACCGCGACCCTGTTCGACATGGTCAAGCGGATGCACGAGAACATGCCGGCGGACTATCAGCCCGGCACCTTGGCGGCCAACGAGCACGAGCTCGACTTCGCCGACCAGGATTCCGGCTACCGCGTCGGCACCGCCAAGAACATCACCGGCCTCGGCCGCGGATCGACCGTGCAGCTGTTCCACGGCTCGGAGGTCGCGTTCTGGGCCAGGGCGGAAAGCCACTTTGCCGGCGTGATGAAGGCCGTTTCGCTCGTCCCGGACACCGAGATGATCCTGGAGAGCACCGCCAACGGCGTCGGCGGCGAGTTCTACAAGCAATGGGGCCTGGCCGAGCGGGGAGAATCTGACTTCATCCCGATCTTTCTGCCCTGGTACATCGACCCGGAAAATTCCCGGCCGCTCGATCGCGACTACGAGCCGAGCCCCGAGGAAGAAGAATACCAGCGCATTTTCAAGCTCTCCGACGAGCAATTGTGCTGGGCGCACTTCGAGAACATCAACAATTGCGCGGGCGATCCTGGCACCTTTTCCTCGACATTCAAGCAGGAGAACCCCGCCACCTCGGTCGAGGCGTTCCAGACCACCGGCGTCGACAGCTTCATCCCGAATGAGGCCATCCTTCGCGCCCGGCGGTTCAAGGCGCCGCGGCAGAATTACATTCCGCGCGTGCTGGGTATCGATTCAGCCCGCAACCTGACCGGCGGCGACGCCACCAGGATCGTGGATCGGCAAGGCCGGCGGGCCGGCGTGATCAGCGAGACGCTGCACACCGACGACGAGGTGAAGATCGCGCACGCCGTCATGCAAATCCTGCAGGGCAACCCGGATATCCGCAAAGCCTTCTTCGACATCACCGGCGGATACGGCGGCGGCGCGCACGACATCTGTAAGGCGAACGGCTTCGAGAAGCGCGTCACCGCCGTGAATTTCGGTTCGACCGCGATGGACCCGACCCAATACGCCAACCGGCGCATGGAAATGTGGGACCGGATGCGGATATGGCTGCTCGATCCGGGCGGCGCGCAGATCCCGGACGAGGACGAGCCGCACCGACACTTGTCGGCGCCCTGGCTCATGCCGCCCGACATGAACAGCCGCAAGCGGCTCGCGCCCAAGGAAAAGATCAAGGCCAAGCTCGGCTTCTCTCCCGACTTCGGCGATGCGCTCGCCCTTACCTTCGCCGAGATCATCCCGGTCGACATGCCGGACGAGCGGCCGAAATGGCAGCGCGAGATGGAAGACGGCGACGACGCTTCAAACGACTTCATGACCACGTAGAACCCATCAGGAGACACCCATGGGCGAGTCCAAGGTAAACCTCGATCTCATTTTCGGCGGCGGCTGGCACGTCAATTCCGACAAGATCAACCGCGCGCTCGGCTTCATCTCGGGCTCGGGCTCGCCGGTGAGCTCGGTCACCCCCGAATATCTCGGGCAGCAGTATTTCGATACGTCGGGCCTGGTCTGGTACCAGTCGATCGCTCTGACCAGCGCCGATTGGGCGGCGGACAGTTCGACCGACACCGCGGCCGAGCTCGCCGTGCTCCATAGCGTGGTCGCCGGCACGGCATCGGCCAGCAAGGCCGTCGTGCTGGGCGCGAGCAAGAACGTCGACACCATGGAGATCGACGCCCTCAACGTCGGCAAGGACGCCGTCGCCGGCACGCTGGCGATTTTCCCGACCACCACCGCGACCGGGAAAACCACGTTCACGGCCTCGTCAAATTCCGGCGCCACCACCACCAACATCAACACCGCGGCCCAGACCGGCGCCCGCACCTATACGGTGCCCGATGCCGGGGCCTCCGCGTCATTCGTGATGACGCAAGGCTCGGCGACCATCGCGGGCGCTCTCACGCTCACGGCCGCCGCCCTGACGGTGGGCCTGGCCGGCACCAATGCGGGCAACCTGACGCTCACCTCGGCCACCGCCGCCAAGGGCACGCTGCAAGTGCTCGCCGCCGATTCCGCCGGCAATACCGCAACCGTCATCACCAATGCGTCGCAGAGCGGCGCGCGGACCTACACCATTCCGGATGCGGGCGGCGCAGCCTCGTTCCTGATGACGGCCGGAAACCAGACCTTGACCGGCCAGCTCACCGCAGCGGCGGGCACCACCGCGATTGCGCCGCTGGTGTTCCAGTCCGGCACCAACCTGACCACGGCCGCGATCGGCGCGCACGAATTCGACGGCGTGTGCTTCTACGAGACGAGCGTCGCCTCGGCCCGCCAGGTGGTCAACACCGAGCAGTTCGTCTGCTTGACCGCCAACGGACCAACGGACAGCAACTCGCTGCTCGATGCCGCCACCGCCGCCGCTGTGTTCCGGACCCCGACCAACGGCACCATCACGGTCGCCGCCGCGACCAGCTACTTCTTCGAGGCGATGTACAAGCTCTCGAACACGGGCACCACGTCGCACACCTGGGCGACGCTGTTTGCCGGCACCGCGACCTTCACCTCGATCTCCTACACCGCGCTCGCCTACACCGGCACGACCTCGGGCGTGACGATCTCGGCGCTCTCGGCCCTGCAGATCGCGGTTGCTACCCAGGTCCCGGTCACCGCGGCCTCGACCTCCGCGACCGAATTTGTGACCGTTTGGCTGCGCGGCATCATGCGGATCAACGCCGGCGGTACCGTCATCCCGCAGATGCAGGCCTCGGCCCGTCCGGGCGCCTCGGGCACCCCGGGCGTCACCATCCTGGCCGGTTCGTACTTCCGTGCCTGGCCGGTCGGCTCGAACACCGTGGCTTCGGTGGGCAACTGGTCGTAAATACCTGGGACTGATTCGATCAACCCAGGAGGGACCACCCCATGAAGCTCTCGATCAACGCCGCCAGCGCCATTGCCGGCGGCCTTCGCGGCCTCGACGGCTACCAGAAGCTCGATGCTACGGGCAAGCCGATCACCGAGTTCTTCAAGCTCGACGGCGACATCCGGCTCAACATCGCCATCGGGCTCAACCGGATCGATGCCGCGCTCGGCGTGTTCAGCAAGGCGCGGCAGGACATGGCGCGCTCGTTCGCCGGCGACACCGGGCAAATCCCGCCGGACAAGCAGGCGGAATTCGTGGCGGCCGAACAGCAGATGCTCGCCGCCGAGCAGGAGATCGACATCCCCGCTATCCCAAAGGCCGCGCTCAAGCTCGACGATAACCCGATCCCGGGCACCACCTTGTCGCTGATCGTGCCGATCCTGGCCGACTGAGCCGTTTCACCCGTCCGTTAATGTGCAGGGCCGTCCCGTTGGGCGGCCCTTTGCTTTGGAGCCATCATGGCAACCGTGAAAGTCGTCCTCACCGAATACCCGAACGCCGGGGCGGGCGAAGCCTATATCGCGTCGTGGCCGCTGATGCTGAACGGCGACGTGGGGGAGCCCCTCGTCCTGCACGGCTATCACGATCGCTCCGTGCAGGTCGAAGGCACCATCGGGGCCGCCGGCAGCGTCACCATCGAAGGGTCGAACGACAAGACCAATTACGAGACCATCAACGACCCCTCGTCCACGGCGTTGACCTTCACGTCGCTCGCCAAGATCAAAGGCATCCTCGAGGCGGTCTACCAGATGCGCCCGCACGTCACCGCCGGCGACGGGACCACATCGATCACGGTCACGGCCTATCTGCGAAAGACGGTGAAATGAGCAAGCAACAGATTTTCGACGACGCGCGCAAGTTCGCGGCGCAGTTCGGCGGGTTCCTCCTGGCGGCGGAGGAATTGGCGAAGCTTGGAAATATCGAGGATGCCATCGCCCGGGCGAAGTCGGCGCTGAAGCAAGCGCAGGACGAGCTCGATGCGCACGCAGACAACAGAGCAAGGCTCACCACCGAGGCGGAAGCGCACGCCACAGCGAAACGCGCGGAAGGCGACGCGCATCTCGAAGCCAAGAAATCAGAGGCGGCCGGGATCGTGAGTGGTGCCAAGGTCGAGGCGGACCGCATCAAGGCCGCGGCCCGTCGAGATGCGGAAACGATCACGGCCGAGGCGGTAGCCGCGGTCGAAGGCCACCAAGCCAAAGCCGCCACACTCACGCAAGCGATCGCGGACCTCACTCAGGAGCACGCCAGCGCCACCGCAGCACTCGCCGAAGTCGGCGGGAAGATTGCAGACACCAAGGCCGAGCACCAGCGGCTCCGGTTGGCGCATGAACAGTTTCTCGCCAGCATCATGAAGTCGTAAGTGGGCAACGTCCCGTTTCAATCGGCCGCCCTTGCGAGTCCGGCCGCCGCAACCATTGTCGAGACGATTGATACCGGCGGCGGCGTCGAGCGCCAGGTCGTCACTATTGGCGATAGGGCCGGCGGCGCTGTCGATTCCATCGGTGGCCTGACCGAGACCGCGCCGGCAACCGATACTGCATCGAGCGGCCTGAATGGGCGGCTGCAGCGCGTCTCGCAACGGCTTTCGAGTCTCGTCGCCCTGTTGCCGGGCGCCCTGGGAGCCGGGGGCGGCCTGAAGGTCGACGGCAGCGGGACAGCACTACCGGTCTCACTTTCATCCCTACCGGCGCTCGTGGCCGGCACCGCCATCATCGGCAAGGTCACCACCGACCAGACCACGCACGGAACGACTGATCTCGTCGCGGCGGACGGCACTATCGCCGCTGGAGTTGCTGACACCGGAAATCCGATCAAGATCGGAGGCGTCTACAACACTGCGCCAGCCACACTCACGAACGGTCAGCGCGGCAATTTCCAGTGCGATGCCAAGGGCAATATGAATGTCGTTCTGCACGCGCAAGATAGCGCGAGCGGAGTCGGCACCGCCACGTCGATGGGCGACGGCATCTCGATCAACAATGCCGTGCTCTATACGCAGGGATTTAATTACCTGCTCAGCGGATCGTCCTTCGATCGACAGCGAGCGAACTTCGATACTGCCGCCCTGATAACTCTTTCGGCCGCCGGCGCATCGACTGTCAATTCCGCCGATCAGGTCAACTACAACGGACGCGGCGTCCAGGTTGGAATCAACCTGACCACAATGACGACGGCGACGGTAACCGTTCACATCCAGGGCAAGGATATTGCGAGCGGGCAGTATTACGACATCCTTGTGAGCGCCGGCCTCGTTGCAACCGGCTTCACTCAGCTTACGGTCTACCCGGGCGGCCTGACCACCGCCAATGTCGCCACGCCGCAGCCGCTACCGCGAACATGGCGCGTCCAGGCCGTCGTGGTCGGCGCCAGCGCCGCCGCCACTGGCACCATCGGCGCATCTGTCATTCTCTAGGAGCACGGCATGGCAACCTTCCACCAGATCGGGCAAATCGCAGCGGACGGATTTTTCCAGCGCCGTGTCGGCTATGCGACGCCGGCGGCCAATGTGCCGGACGGCGATATTCAGTTCGCGGTGAATTCGATCTGGAACTTGCTGGCCGGGGCGTAGCCATGCTGTTGCTGCTTTTTGGGTTCGGCCGGGTCACCTCGGAGTGGCGCCTGCGCGCCATCCGCCGCGGCCGTCGATAACCAGCTCAGGAGCCCTGCATCAAATTCGGTCCCGTTCCGCCACCCCTTCCGAAGCAAGACCCGGAAAAGGTCATCCTCCTCGCCGAACGCTGGCAACGGGCCGCCTACGCACAGAACAAATGGGCGGAGCGCGCCAAGCAGGCGGTGGACTTCTTCGAGGGCCGGCAGTGGACCGAGGCGCAGCTGCGCGCCATGGCGATCGGCAAGCGGCCGGCGCTTCAGTTCAACATCATCGCCCCGATCGTGCGGCTGGTCCTGGGCTACCAGCGCAACAACAAGACCGACATCGTCTATGAGGCCGGGCAGGACACCCGCGCCAGCGAGGATGTGGCGGAGGTGATGACGCAGATCGAGAAGATTCTCGCCAAGGCCAGCCACCAGGAATTCGTCGACGCGGAGGTGTTCCTGGACGGGCTGATCGGAGGGCGCGGCTATTTCGATACGCGCCTCGATTGGGAGAACAACGACCTGGGCGAGCGCAAGACGGTCGGGCTCGACCCGTTCACCGTCTATCCGGACCCGGATTGCAGCACCTACGATTTCAACGAGTCGGCCGCATACGTCCAAACCTCGAAATACATCTCGCTCGACGAGATCGAGGGGAGCCTGGGCAAAAGCGTCGCCGACCTGGTAAGCCCCTGGATCGCGGGCACCACGCCCTTGGCGCCGCTATCGAGCCTCGTCACCTTCGATGAGATCACGCCGGTTCGCACCTACGCCGAGCAGGACGAGAACACGACCGACTGGTGGGACACGTTCTATTCGCTCATGGGCGATTTCGTGGACCGCCACCGCAAGACCATCAGGGCGATCGAGACGCAGCACAAAGTGCGCGAGCTGCGCAACGTCATCATCGACCTGGAGACCGGCGACAAGAAGGCACTGCCCAACGATTGGGACCAGGAGAAAATCCAGAAGGCTTTGCTCTACTGCGAGATGGTGGGCAATCCCTGCATCGTGCAGAAGCGCCCGGTCGAGCGCATCCAATGCACCACGCTTGTGGGCGACATCATCATTTACGACGCGCCGTCCATGTTCGAGCGCTACACGATCACGCCGTACTCGCCTTACTTCCGTCGCGGCATGACGCGCGGCATGGTCGAGGACCTGATTGATCCGCAGAAGGAAAAGAACAAGCGCCGCTCGGCGGAAGTCGAAGTCGTCTCCAAGATGGCGAACGGCGGGTGGAAGTTCCATACCGACAGCCTCGACCCGGTGATGAAGCAGAAGCTGAAGAAACACGGCTCGACGCCGGGCTTCCATCTGGAATGGAAGGGCACCGTCGAGCCCAAGGTGATCGAGCCGGCCGCGCCCCCGATGGCGCACGAGCGGCTGGAATCCAAGTCCGACGAGGACATGCGCCGGATTTCCGGCATCAACGAAGCGGCGCTCGGGCAAAACCAGCAGAAGGTGCGCTCCGGCAAGGCGATCGAGGCCGAGCAGCGCCAAGCCGTGGTCTCGATCCAGCTCTACCTCGACAATTTCAAGCGCTCGAAGGGCCTGCTCGGCGTGATGCACCTGTCCGTCGTGCAGAACCACTACACGGAAAAGCGCATCTACCGGATGAAAGGCGAGGGCAAGCAGACAGCTCCGCCGATCCTGATCAACGCCGTGCAGCCGGACCCGGTCACCGGCGCCATGCGGATCGTCAATGACGTGACGGTCGGCAAGTACATGGTGACCATCGACGACGCGCCACTCTCGGCGACGTTCCAGAATGCGCAATTCGAGGAGATGCTGGTCCTCTTGGAGAAGCTCGGGCCGGCGATCGGGCCATTCCTGCCGGCATTCGCCGATCTGATCATCGGCATGTCGTCGATGCCGCGGAAAGAAGAGTGGATCGCGCGGCTGGAACAGATTGCCGGTGTCGCGCAGCAACAGCAGCAACCGGGCGGACAGCCAGGGCAGGGTGGAGACCCGGGACAACCCGGCGCACCGCAGGGCCAGCCACAGCAGCCGCAACCGCAGCCGCAGCAAGGCGGCGGCGCCGTCGTTCACGCCCATCCGGGCAGCAAAATTGCACTGCACGCTTAACAGGAGGGAAAGCATGATCAAGCCGAGCATCGGACGAGTGATGTGGTACCGCCCGGGCGAGTATCTGGGCGACATGGTCCAGCACGATCGATCCCAGCCGATGATGGCGCACGTCTGCTACGTTTGGGGTGATCACATGGTCAACCTCATGGTGATCGACCACGACGCAAACCAGCACAAGCGCACGTCGGTCCCGATCATCCAGGAGGGTAGCCCGTGGAATATCGGGCCATCGCCCTACGCGGAATGGATGCCCTTCCAGAAGGGCCAGGCCGCCAAGACCGAGGCCGCAGAGCTTGGCGCGGCCGCGCGCGCAGCCGGTCCGTCGAGCTACTGATGCTCACCGAAGACCTCGTCCTCACCCCGACGCTGTTGCGCCGGTTCGAGATCGAATCCGAATTCGAGGGCGGCAACGGCCGCCACTACGCCTTGATCCAGCGCAACGACGGCTCCTTGCTCTCGCACCATCCCGCCTCGCCCAGCATCGAGCCGTTCCAGGCAATCTGGGCGGCGCAAGTGCTCAAGCTCTTGAACCGCGAGCTCCACCACGACGGCGCCTGGTGCGTGGTCTTCACCCACCCCAAGCCGCCGAGCCTGGAGAACATCTTCCAGGACGCCAAGCATGCCCAATATGCCCGCTACGTGCTGTTGTGGCTGGACGCCGACGGCGACGTGCAGATCCCGTTCGAGTGGATGGAGGGGACGTGCGAGCTACGGACGTTCTCGGATATCATGATTGCAGGGCCGGTTTCGACGGCGCAGAAGTGCGAACTCGCCTGGGAAATCTGGCACGATACGATGATCAAGGTGCTAGAGCCGCGCGAGGGACAGACGTTCAAGCGGGCGCGAGGTGAACGCCCGAGTAGCGCCCGCCACTAAACCGAATTTCGTCTGCCGCTCGGCGGACCCGCTCACCTGACGGTGCTTTCAGGTGCTTCCGCATTCCGGCCGCGATAGCGCCGGACGGGCCGCCGCCGTCAAGGGCGTTTCCGCATCCATCCCAGCGAAATTGGAGATGACTATGGCCGGTGAAAACGACCAAGCGATCCCGCTTGCCCAAAACGATGCCACTCCAGCGGTTGCCGTAGCGCAGCCGGTGGTGACGGACATCGACGAACTCGATCTGCAAGCCGCGCTCAAGGAGGAAGAAGCCGAGAAGGCCTCCGCGACCGGCGCACAGACAGTTGAGGGCACGCCGGCGGTACCCGCCGCACCCAAGCCGCAGGAGCAGAACCCATCGCCGCACGGCGAGGTGGTGATGATCCCGAAAGGCCGGTTCGACGAGGTGAACGCCGCCAAGTCCAAGGCAGAGAACGAAGCCGCCTATTGGCGCGGCCAGGCGGAAGCACGCGCTGCACAGACTGCACCCGCACCCGGGGCAGCGGCAGCACCGCAACCGCAGCAGACACCCGAGCAGCGCATCGCCGCGATCGACGCCCAACTCGACGACCTCGCCAAGAAATTCGACGACGGCGAGATGACGTTGGTGGACGTCAGGAAGCAGGAACGGACATTGCAGGCACAGGTCGACGCCATCCGCGAGGAGGCCCGCCCCAAGCCGGCAGCGGCCGCGCCTGCGAACCAAGGTGGAGACGCGCTCTATCTGGAGACGCTCACCGCCCAACTCGAGGACGCCCATCCGTGGGTCAAGGTCTTCGATGCGGTCGGCACGGCTTCCGATTGGGGCTACCTCAAGGACCGCGCGATCACCAATCTGACCGCGCGCGGCGTCGATCCGAGGAACGGCAATCTCGGGCGCTACGAACTCCGCAAGGAGATCGCGGCTCTCACCGACGAACTCGGTCCCGCCCTGCTCACTGCCAGCGCCACCAAAGCAGGCATCGCACTACCCGGCCAGTCACCGAAACCCGCAGCACCGGCGCAGCCCACCCCGCCCGTCCTCTCTCCCGAGGCGAAGGCGCGGCAGGCCGCGCTCCTCAAGGCACAAGGCGCCCCGCCGAACCTCAACGCCATGACAGGCGCGGCCGGCGAATCCGGAATTGTCACCGAGGCACAGCTCGATGGCATGTCCGAAGACGAGATCGGGGCGCTTCCCGCCAGCGTGCATAACAAACTTCTCGGCCTCTCAGCGTAACGGGACCACCGGTCCCGCACAGGAGCCTTAAATGGCAGCGACCGACTTCGGCGCCCTCCAAGCCGCACAGAAAAAGGTTTGGGCGGCAAAAACTTGGAAGGCTGGACGCGATCAGTCCTTCTTCTTCGCCAACGGGTTCATCGGTAGTTCCGACACCGACACGAATTCCGTGATCCAGCGCATCACCGAATTGACAGAGACCGAGCGTGGCCTCGAAT